GTATTAAGTGGGGTATAATCTTTGAATAAGTATACTGGAATGATACATAATAAGGGCTGGTCTGTTGTTGATGCTTTAAAGCGTTGGAATATATCAAGGGATAGTTATGACAGATGGCGTAAAGAAAGTATTTATAACGATAGGCTTTTAGATTTAATAAACGGTTTAGAAAGGAAAGAATTAAATGATTAAATACAAACGCAGAACAATCAACCAGAAAGCAGAGTTGCACGATAAAGAATTCGTTGTGTATGAAGATGTAGAAATGATAGTTACATCACTTATTAAGATGGCAATTAAGTTTGGTGCTGATAAGAAAAAGATAGAGGAGTTTTTTAATAATGACTAATGAAATGAAATTAGAAATAGCTAAACTTCGTGCTGATGGCTACACCGTGGACGTTACGGTTAATTATAATACTGATAAGTGGGATGAGTATATAGAAGAGTATAAGGCGTGGTCAATCGACATGGCTTGGTGTGGTGGTTCTGCTATAACACCAAAACACCCGTCTACATTTTACACTACTGAATTTAAGGTGACTAAAGATGATTAAAAAAATAATAGCCGGACTTGTTATGTATGTAATTGTATCACTGCTTATAAGTGGTATGACGCTACCTAATATAGAGCCTGTTGATTTTGATTGGGTTAGTCATATTATTAATACACATATAGGTGTTGCTATCATGGCGTGCATTCTAGTTGTATTTTCCTATTGTTTTAATGTAATTATGGGAGAGGGTTAACAATGAACGATAAACTATTAAGAGCTTTTATAGAGGCTAGTGGGTTTTGTATTGAGACTACAGAAGAATTCACTTACCTCTATAAACAAGAGGATTTACAGCCTAATGGTGAACCTAAAGAGTTTGCGCCGTATGAGACCATTAAAAAGGTTGATTACAAAGTAACTAAGAAGGGGTTTATGTCTGGATTGATTGATAATTGGAAAGACTTAACGGACTGCGAAAAATTAATAGTGCTCAAAGATGAGATCAAACAACTACAAGAGGTACCTTATGAAAAAGATTAGGGTATCAAGTATTTTTATCCTCTATGATTTTATCAATCCTATCATCAAGGTTGTTTAACTCGCTATCAACAAAAGCAATTCGATATGATATAACTGCACTAAGTATGAGTACAATGATACTAATCAATAGTTTCTCTTTGTCGCTCATACTTAGCCTTAACTAAGCCCTAATTAAAGGGCTATACCTTTACTCTTCTGATTGCTTCTCGCTAACAATATCACTTTGAGTTTTCATGTTGTCAATTAATCCTGGACCTATAATAGTAGCATCACCACTGGCGTCTTGGATTGTTTTTAAGTTATTGATAGCATCGTTAACTTGTTGCTGTTGCGCCTTTCCAATCGCCATAAACTCGTCAAACTCTTGCTTACGCTGTGCTAAATCTTGCTTCTCTGCGTTTAACTGAATATTAGCAGCATCAACATTGAACTTATCATCCTGACCTTTTAAGAACTTCTGTACATCAAACTGTAGCTTCTCTCTGTCTAGATTGACCTTGTCTTGGTCTAATGTAATTTGAGCTTGTTTAACTTGCGCGTTAAACTGGGCCTCTGATTGCTTGGTTTGTGCATTTAACACATCAGCTTGACCGCTTAACTCTACACCTCTAGCCTCTACCATTAGTGGATCTTCTTGCGGAGGCTGATTGGCTTGTTGCTGTTGTAATTGCTGTTGCTCTGCCTGTTCTTCCTCTGTCCATTCTTCAGGGCCAATTAAACCGCTTTGAATGCCTTGCTTACGTGAACGATTAGCTAAGGTTTTCATGCCTGGACCAGTTTGATTTTTATAGAATACGTCACGCGATAGTTCCATAGCTTGAGGATCAATAGCTATTACTTGCATTAACCGTTCGCTTTCTTTCTCTTGTTGGTTTCTGAACGTTGCACCCATTTCACAAGTAACATCATAGACACCTTTAGATAAATCATTTTGCTCAACAATTTGACCGTCAACTAATACATTACTATTTAACGGTACTGTTCTATCTGTACCATCTTCACCTAGTATTCTTTGCTGTCTAGTGGAGTCATAAACTCTAGGGATAGCATCAACCAATACCCGATAAGCATGACAGATACATATCTCCATAGACTTGAACCATTTAACGTTACCGTTATTTGATTGACCTATTAAAGCATCTAAAGCAACACCAGATTGTAAGCCGGGGTTTTGCCCCATACTTGGGTCGTCCATGTTACCGGTTTGTTGCAGCATACCTTGAAAGTTTAGTATTGCATTCTGTAACTGTGGACTACCTGTTGGAGCTGCTACTCTAAATGGTGGTGCTTTTGCCTCATCATCTTGGTCATAAACTCTTACCGCTTTACGGTCAATATTCATTGTTGAATAATCGTTATCACCCTTTTGTGTTGCGGTCATCCAAATATCATCTTTACCGCTTAAGCCTGCATCCTCTGTCATGCCGGATAAAGCAAAGTTAATACCTCGCTGTGCATCCATTAGCTTTTTAGTCTTGCCTGAGAATTTAGTCTTACTATTGTGAATAGCATAGTTACCGTAACAAGGGATTAAAGGAACATAAGTAAATACTGTTTCCTGCTCTTCCTTAAGCCAATCTGAGCCATCAAACCAACGACTAAATACTTTCCATGACTTACGAGTTCTTTCATTGTCTATTTGCTCACCTGCTTGTAGTCTAGCGTCCAATGTAGATCTGAACTTTTCGTTATCTTCAAATACTGCGCCCGTATTCATTTGAACTAACTTAATATCAGTAGGTTTTTTATAATATAACTGTCCAACGATAACAGAGTCATCAGCTATTTGGTTGTTAGTACTATCCGTTGACATAGTGTCTATATTGTCTGGAACTGAAACACCTTTACCATCAGGGAATTGTTGTTTATAGTTAGCCATTGGTAGTTCTTTAAGTTTAACACCCCACATAGCATCACTTTTGTCTTGCTTGATACTTGCGACATCAAACCATACTGATTTATACCAATCACTGACCGGTTCCATAACTAAATCTTGGTCAAATGTATTGGCATCTAGAAACTTCTGAACAACTTCAAAGCCATCAATACCACACATAACCATTGTTTCACCAACGGCTGAATAGATTTGATCGGCATTAGATATGTTTTCAATGTTACGAATTAAACCCGCGTAAGTCTCTGCTGTATCTTCTGTTGCTCCACCACCGGCAGGACTAACCAATATAGCAAAGTCTGAGTTAGTCATTTCACCAGTGATTTGATCGAGTATAGGAGTGATTTGATCAAACTCACCAAGATACCTACGGGCCATAGCTGCCTTGATCTTATCATCCCACATAGTGTTAAGCATAAAGGTACGCTGCTCACCTGATGATTCACGCTCGTCTTTCTCTTGCGTTTGTGATTCGACCACCATAGCCAAAACATTGCTATGCTCTGTAAAGTTTAGTTCTACCATAGTGATACATATTCCTGATTAGTTTGTTTTTTAACTTTCTCTATTATACTCGCTTTATCCAATGAAACCACTACAGCGTCCCACAGGTTAGGTGACGGGATCGATACACGACTACCATCAGGCATAAGTATACCCTTTCTTAATTCTTCTTTAGTGTAAAACTTTATAGTGTCACCTGGTTTAACAGGAGTCTTACAAGCTTCTGATTTTAACTTAGCTAACATCTCAGGCTTGATACCTATACCTGTTTCTTTATTGTAAGTAGCGAATGATATCAATGTATCAGGGTCGTGATACTTACCTAATACAACAGCCTCATAAGTCCTGAATATCCTTTCAGCAGCACCGATAATGTTTTGAGCTTTCTTGTTGCTTAATACATCTTCATTCTTTAAGCGTTCGTTACGTTGAGATAAAGTAGTTGTTTCACTTTTAAACTGTGCTTTAGGGTCATGTATTTTACTTGAGCCTTTATAAGCATATATATTTGTTTTCTTGCCCTTGAATGCTTTGCTTACATTATCTCTTAACGTTGCGCCTAGCCCGTCAGCATCATAACCGAATGAATCAGCACCATACATAATTGCACGTTGGCAGGCTAAATCCATTTTTCTATTACCGTCTGCCGCTTCTATTTCGTCTATATCTTCAAATACTATATTATGTCTAGCAGCATAACCACATGGATCGCTACCAGTATCAGAAGGATCACAAGCAGCGACTTTAGCTCCTAATGGTTCAAAACCTAATTTAATATGCGCATCAATACAGGCATCAAACCAATCCTCAGTTACAACAGATGAATCAATATCATCATTGAACTTATCACCCCATATCCAACCGAATCTTGATTTTGACATAATACCTTGATCAACCTTTACTTTGTCTTTAGCTAGCTCTTGGCTTAATGATTCATCCCACTTAAACCACGGATTATCTTTATGACTAACTTTAATTATTAAATGATATTCATCTTCGTAATAACCTTGTTTATCTAAGTCAGCGCGACAAGGGTTGATAAACTCTTT